AAAGACCCCAGGGGCAGTTAACCGACTCAGCGACAAGCTGGTCAAAGTTAACGAAAACTTCACCATCAACATGTATGACAATGGCTACATGATTGAAGTTGGCGGCAGAGACGACGAAGACAACTGGAAAACTTCCAAGATCATTGTTGACACTGTAGACGAACTGTTGGCACTGGTTCGTGAAGCAACTGAAATTGAAAGAGCAGACTAATGGCTAAGAAAATCACCCCCTACGAACAAGCGCCTTATCAACAAGGCTACGAACAGGCCAAGGCCGGCGAAAAGTGCAATAACCCGTATTTAAAACTGGAAGATGCCGAAGCAGATGCCGACGACTTCCAACGTGGATACAACAACGCTGTAGAAGAGCAGGATGACTGATTTAGAAATTGCATATCAACAAGATATTGCACCCTGGGACGACCGTGTGACAGAACTGTCAGACTATCACGTGGTTGTGTTTCGTGATCGTTATCCCGTCACACCCGGTCATTTGTTGTTTGTGCCACAGTACAATAACGATAATGTAATCGTGGACTGCTTTGAATCAGCCATGCTGCATGGTCGCAGAATGGTTGCCGATGGCAAGTGTGATGCGTTTAACATTGGTATCAACATGGGTCGTGAAGCAGGCCAAACTGTGATGTATCCGCATGTGCATTTGATCCCACGCCGAGCAGGTGACTGTGCGGATCCTGTTGGCGGCGTGCGTGGTGTGATTCCTGGTCAAGCTAATTACAAAACAGCAGGCTATCAAAAACCATAATATGTTCCTAGGACTCCAGCAAGATTTCAAATTTGATAGTGCAACGCCTATTGATCAACTTAATAAAAAGTGGTCAGTAGTAAATCACTACGGTCGTTTTTATTTGTTGTCCAATGTGTGTCCACATCAACACAGCAGAATTAGCAATTGCAAAACATCCAAACTAACGTGTCCATATCATGGTATGCAATTTGATTTGTTAGGATTGGGGATTGGTAACGAACTAGTGCTACAAAAACAATCTTGCTATAGTGATGGTGCTATGTTGTTTGACCGGCCAGTGCCTTATAGTTTTCCAATTCCAACAGAACACTTTGAACTGGTAGAGCATCGCCAAGACACAGTGAACGCATCAGTTGAAACAATCATGGATGTGTTCTTGGATATAGATCACATTCCTGTTGCACATGCGGGCGTGTATGATCGAATAGGTATTGTAACTGTTGGCCGTGTGGTGTATGAAACTTTTGATGGTGGTTCTGTGCAATTTGTGCCCTCACAAAATAACAGTAACATGATTCCTCAAGATCAGGAATTGAATCTTGGCGCTTGTTGGATGGCACTATATCCTGGCACAATGATTGAGTGGCAACCAGGCGCATTGTTTGTTACTGTAGCAACCGACTGTGGTGTACAAGTGTACAAATATCGTGACACCAGATATCCACTCGGCAACTGGCAACTCAACGAAGATGTATGGGAGTTGGCTTGGAGTCAAGATCGAGCACTTAGTGAAAACATAGTTGAAATAGGCCATAGCAATTTAGATCAACTCAAACAACATCATAGGACCTATCATGCTGTGCAGAGATAACTGGATTGACATCAGTTGGGATGGACTTCCAAAGCGCAAACAAAAAGAAAATTTGCGTGTGACATTCAATCAAAAAGCCAACAAGATCATACCGTTTGATCAAGCGTGTGATCAAGTGGCACATGAAATTTACAGTCAGCATAAAGATTTGTATGTTGCACTCAGTGGCGGGTGTGATAGTGAGAATGTAGCTAATACATTCTATAGAAACAACATACCGTTTACTCCTGTCATTCTGATCTATGATAATGTAGAAGACCAGGAACAAATAAAAGAAAGTTCATATGCTATTGACTGGTGCAAGCAACACAATGTTGAACCTTTGATTATTCATTCACAAGACTTTGTTGGATCACTAGAAGAAAAACATTCATTTCTTGACATCCGACCTAGATTACCATATGGTCTTATTACAACTCTAATGTTGTCAAAACTCATGCACGACACACAAAGATTTTTAGTAACCGGATACCAATTGGAATATTATCCTGATCAGGACCAAATGACTTATCTAGAACCACAACTGGGAGACTATGTAGGATTTGTGTTAGAGGAAACTGATCACTATTTAGAAACAATGTGTCCCAATCAGCATCCTTGGGGATTTCACTATTGGAATCCAGATATCTTAGCAGCATTTGTTAACGAATGGGATGTTGGAATGAACATGCAAGAAAACAAAGCTAATATCTACAAGGTGCGTTACAGACCAAAAATGGGGTATCCGCGTGATATGCTGCCTAGTAACAAAATTCATGTTCGAAAAATGCTAGGCAAGCAGTTTGGCACGTTGGATTGTGCGCTGTTAGGCACAAAACAATCACTACTCGAAAAACTTGTTAAATAGTTCTCTAAGCGGCCTGTCCGGCATCATCCCGCTATACAAACTCTGCTGCCTATGCTATAATACATAGGAGGACAATATGGCAACAAATCAATCAGTACAATACAAGTACACCAGCACCAAAGAGTATCATGATGCTTTTCCCTGCGCATACCGACAATGGCGTGCCGACAGTCACTGCAATATGATTCATGGTTACTCATTCTCAATGAAGTTTTATTTTGGCACAGACAATTTGGACGTGCGTAACTGGGCCGCTGACTACGGCGGTCTCAAGGAACTCAAACAAGTTTTGGAAAGTCAATTTGACCACACCTTACTTGTGGCCGAAGATGATCCCGAACTTGAGATGTATTTAGAATTGCAAAAACGCAATTTGGCCAAACTAACTATTTTACCACGACTTGGATGTGAAGGTCTTGCAGACCAGCTGTACAAGTATGTGAACGGTGTTTACATTCCGGACCATTGGGGTCCGGGTGAAGCAGAGCGTCTCTGGTGCTATCGTGTGGAAGTGCGCGAAACACAGAGCAATATGGCCTGTAGAGAAGGCCATCGCGAGTGGATGGAAGATCTATTCGTTTAATATAACAAGGAAAAATCATGTTAGATCGAATCTTAAATGGTGTTGACCGTGCATTGGCCTACAAGCTCATGCTGGCACATATCATTATCATTGCTATCAGCAACTACATTGTGCAGTACAAATTCTCAGTGTTTGGTGCGCCATTGGCAGCAGCCGCGTTTACATTCCCACTGGTGGTTGTGTTGACCGACTTAACTGTACGATTGTTGGGCAAACAAACTGGTCGTGCTGTGATTGCATTGGCATTCATTCCTGCTATCATTGTAAGTATGGCGGTGGTCAAGCTAGGCGGCGCTCCTGACTCGGTTGCGTTCCGTATTGGTCTTGGTAGTGGCTGTGCTTACTTCATCAGCAACTTGCTGGATGTGTATGTGTTCCAGTACATTCGTGAGAAGTATGCAACCTGGTGGATTGCTCCTGCATTGAGTTCAGTTGTTAGCACATTCTTTGATACCTATGTGTTCTTCTTTACTGCATTTGCATATGGTGCTAATGAGTTCATGGCTGCTAACTGGCACATTGTTGCAACCAACAATTCAATCAGCAAGATTATTGTGAGCTTGTTGGTTATCCTTCCTGCATATGGTTTGTTATTGAGCCACTTGCAGAAGAAATTAGCTACACAAGAGGCCTAAATGACTCCAGAGTTTAATATAGCAGTATTGTTGCCCACTCGCGGTCGAGCAGAGATGCTAGAACGCAGTATACAGAGCTTGATTTCTTTGGCCAAAGATCCCGATCAAATTCAATTGATGTTGGCCTTTGACAATGATGATGAAGTGGGAACCAAACATTTTGAACAAGTGGTACAACCTTGGTTGGATGATAACATGATCAATTACACTGCCATGACATTTGAACCTTTGGGCTATATTAGACTCAACGAGTATGTGAACGAACTGGCCAGAAACAGTGATGCTCGCTGGCTGGTTTTTTGGAATGATGACGCTGTGATGGAAACACAGGATTGGGATAACGAAATCATGAAGTGGGATAGACAATTCAAACTGTTGGCATTCCGCACTCACAATCTTCATCCTTACAGCATCTTTCCTATTGTGCCACGCAAGTGGTTGGATCTGTTGGGCTATCTAAGTCCACATCAAATTTCAGATGCTTGGCTCAGTCAACAGGCCTATATGCTGGACATCATGGAACGAATTCCTGTTGAAGTCCTGCATGACCGTCATGACTTAACTGGCAACAACAAAGATGAAACTTTTTTGAATCGCCCCATGCTAGAAGGCAATCCCATGGACCCAGATGATTTTCACAGCATCGATCAAACAGGCATTCGTCATGCCGACTGTGCAAAAATTGCCAATTACCTACAAAAAGAGTGCGATATTGATATGAAATTTTTTACCAATATTTTTTCTGGGGCACAAGATCCTTGGGAAAAACTCAAACTCAACGATGTAAACAAACAAATGGTACAGTTTGCTCACCCTGCTTATAAGAATCATGTCCCAAAATAACATAGAAGATAAAATCCGTCGCTACTGGAACACTCAACCTTGCAACGTCAAACATGGTCAAAGTGATATTGGCACCCCCGAGTTCTTTCGCGAAGTAAGTGAGCGAAGATATCGTGTAGAACCACATATTGCAGAGTTTGCGGGATTTCACTTGTGGGCTGGCAAGCGTGTGTTGGAAATTGGCTGCGGCATTGGCAGTGATGCTGAAGAATTTGCCAAGGCTGGCGCTGAGTATGTGGGTATTGACCTAAGTGAGCAGAGCATTGCACTAAGTCAAAATCGATTCAAAGTACTGGATCTTGAAGGCGAATTCCATGTCAAAGATGCCAGCAAATCATTTGCTGATCTTGGTCAGTTTGATCTTGTGTATAGTTATGGTGTGATACATCACTTTCCGGGCATTGACACCATAATTGAAAATGTCAAAGAGGTATTGGTACCCGGGGGCGAATTTCGTTTCATGGTATACGCCAAAAACTCCTGGAAGTATGCTATGATCCAGAAAGGACTGGATCAGTTTGAAGCACAAGCCGGCTGTCCGTATGCACAAGCCTTCTCAAAAGATGAGATTAACAAATTGTTAGAGCACGGGTGGCACATTGAGAGGTTGCGGCAGGATCACTGTTTCATGTATAATGTGGATGCATACAAGCAAGGTCGCTATGAGTTAGAGCCTTGGTTCGAAGCTATGTCAGATGCTCATCGTCAAGCTGTGAGAGAATATTTGGGTTGGCATTTATTAGTCAAAGCAACCAAGCAATGACATTAACAATAGTATGAATAGACTGTTTGCGTTTGGATGCAGTTTCACCAACTATAGCTGGAGTACATGGGCAGATTGTTTGGCGCCAGAATTTGATTATTTTGAAAACTGGGGGCAAAGTGGCGCCGGCAATGACTTTATTTTTAATAGTGTTATGGAATGCGATCAACGCTATAATTTTGGTGCCGACGATACAGTAGTTGTATGCTGGACTGATGTCATGCGAGAAGATTGGTATGCCCATAAATGGCAAACACCCGGGAACATAGCAAACAAAAAAATACACAGCAAAGATTATATTGCACAGGTTACTGAACGCGGTGGACTAATCAAAAGCATGGCATACATCAAAGCAACCAAAATACTGTTAGAATCAAAGACTCATGTAAATTGGAAATTTATATCCATGTGCGATATTACCTATGACAATCTTTGGGCCAATGATCCTATACCCGCCGATGATGTAACCAGCTTGTACAGTAGTGTCATTGATGCAATATTACCCAGTTACAAAAAAGTATTGAGGCCATTGGGATGGGGTGGACCGTACCCTGGGTGGTGCGAACAAAATCGAAACAGTGATCCACATCCGAATCCCAGCGAGCATCTTCAGTATGTTGATACAATTTTACCTGGTTGGGTGACAAAGCAAGAAACTCGTGCTAAACTACACGAAGAGACTAGATTGCTTGAAGAAAACAAATATAAGTTAGAAAATTACAAGCCGCGTCATAGCGGTCTAAGTACAGTAACAAGATTATAAACTATGAAACTAAAAGTCAGTGAACTATTTTATTCTGCACAGGGCGAAGGACGCTTTGTTGGTGTTCCTAGTGTGTTCTTACGCACATACGGATGCAACTTCACTTGCTCGGGCTTTGGCTGCGCTCCGGGTGTACAGTCTACTGAAGCAGACGAAGTGGCAAAGAACATACACTTGTACAAGGATTTTCTTGAACTGCCGCTTGTGAACACCGGATGTGATAGCTATGCTTCATGGCATCCTACATTCAAAGACCTAAGTCATACACTTGCACACGATGAGTTGATCTCAAAGATGCTGGCACTCACGCCCAATCATCGCTGGCAACAAGACAACGGCAATGATGTGCATCTTGTGATCACAGGTGGCGAACCGCTATTGGGTTGGCAGCGTGGCTATGAAGAATTGTTGTCGCAAGACGCCATGAGTGATTTGAAGAATATTACATTTGAAACCAATGGCACTCAAAAGTTACAGCCAGCATTTCGAACATTTTTGCACGAGTGGCGACGCCCTGCACTAGGCGCCGTGCCCACACGAGAAATTACTTTTTCAGTAAGTCCCAAGCTGTCAGCATCAGGTGAATCGTGGTCAGATGCTATCAAGCCCGAGATCATAGCAGACTATCAAATGCATGGCACAGTGTATTTGAAGTTTGTGGTAGAAACACTGGCACACTTTGAAGAAGTTGATCGTGCTGTGGTTGCATATCGTGAAGCAGGTTTCCGTGGTGTTACCTATGTGATGCCACAAGGTGGTGTGGTCACTCCATACGAACGCAACCGAGTGAATGTGGCTGACTGGGCACTGGCCCGTGGTTACAACTATAGCCCGAGATTGCATGTGGATCTTTGGGGCAATGGCTGGGGCAAATGATTACACCAGACGTAATGTTAGGAGTATTAGATATGTTTGAATGGTTTAAGAAAAAGAAAAAAGTCACCAAGCGTGAACTACCAGAAGTTAGCAAGACTCCTCCTATGCCGGAAGTCAAAGCACCAGTAAAGTCTGAAAAGCAAATTGCTACCGAAGCTGGTGAACCTTATGTAGCTATATTAAGAATGGATGTGGATCCCAACAACCTGCATCAAGGCGCATTTGAATTGGATTGGAATGAAATCTTTGTGGCTCGTTTAGTCAAGGCTGGCTACATGATGAAACCCACGGACTCGGATGGAGAGATTGTGGATCGGTGGTTCCAAAATGTGTGCCGACACATTGTGATGGAAACATGGGAACAAGAACAAGCAATTAAGAACTCTGGCATGTATGTACAAAGGCGTGACCTTGGAGATGGACGGAGTGAGATCGGATGATATTCAATCACATCAAACAACTCAAAGCTGAAGGTAAAAAAATTGGCATTACATTCTCAACCTTTGACATGCTCCACGCAGGCCACATTGCCATGCTCTCAGAAGCCAAGAATCACTGTGACTACCTCATCTGTGGGCTACAAACGGACCCAACTATCGATAGGCCTGAGACTAAGAATCGTCCGATACAAAGTATTGTGGAGAGACAGATACAGCTTTCTGCATGCCGTTACGTTGATGAAGTTGTTGTGTACCAAACCGAACAGGATCTCTGTGACCTTCTGTTGATCCTCCCAGTTGACGTTCGTATACTTGGGGTAGAATACGAAAACAAAGACTTTTCGGGTCACGACGAATGCTATAACCGCGGTATCGAAATTGTGTTCAATGGTAGAGATCACTCATTCTCATCCAGTAGCCTGCGCAAGCGTGTGGTGGCTGCCGAAACAGAAAAAGTATTGCTACAACGATGATATTATATGTAAATGGATGCAGCCACACAGCGGCTGCCGAGGCTGTGGTGCCTGATTGCTTTGCCGTAGATGATGGCAGATATGGCATTGACCGTAGACCTCATCCAATCAACTTAGAAGCCAGCTGGGGCCGGCACTTGAGCCGAATGCTCAACACTGAATTTTACTGTGACGCTGAAACAGCAGCCAGCAATGACCGCATACTGCGTACCACTAACAATTGGATTCATGAAAACTATTCTCGACTGTATGATACTGTGATGGTGATTCAATGGACCACCTGGGAACGAGAAGAATGGGTGTTTGAGGGCAAGCACTACCAAGTAAATGCCAGTGGTATAGACATGGTGCCGCCAGAGCTTGAATCCAGATATCGTCAGTACATTTTGGACGTTAACTGGACTCAAAAAACAGATGAATGGCACAACAAAATCTGGCACCTGCATTGTCGACTAAAAGATCTCAATGTGCGGCATCTTTTCTACAGCGGCAACAGTACCTTTAGTGATATGCCAAATCAACGAGATTGGCAAAATCACTATATCCACCCTTACTCAACCGAGCACAGTTGGAATGCCATACTAAAAAACAACGGATTTGAGCATGTGAATCCCGAAAGTTATCATTTTGGAGCCAATGGCCATAGATTTTGGTCGGAATATGTGTTACACTACATGAAGCAACACAAACTTCTGGACCGCCCTAATGAAATATCTACTGATTGACACTGCCAACATGTTCTTCCGCGCCCGCCATTCGGCACACAGGGCCAGTGACACATGGACTAAATTGGGCTTTGCACTGCACTTGACCATGATGAGCGCCAACAAAGTAGCTAGACGTTTTGGCGTAGATCACGTGGTTTTCGCACTAGAGGGGCGCTCCTGGCGCAAGGATCACTACAAGCCTTACAAAGCCAATCGCGCTGTGGCCCGTGGTGCCATGAGCGAAACTGAAGCAGAAGAGGACAAACTGTTTTGGGAGACCTATGACGAGCTGACTAAATACTTGTCTGAGAAAACAAATTGTAGCGTGATCCGTTGCGCAACAGCAGAAGCAGACGACATCATAGCCCGCTGGATTGCACTACACCCCCAAGATGAACATATTATTGTCAGCAGTGATTCAGACTTCGTTCAGTTGGTTGCACCAAATGTGCAACTCTACAATGGCATAAACGACCACCTGTTCAGTGTTGATGGCGTAACAGATGCCAAAGGCAACAAATTGAGCTTTACAATCGAAAGCAATTCCAAGATCAAAGTAGGCAAAGCTGATAAAGACTTTGTGGCTCCAACTGACTATCAGAAATGGGTGCTGTTCTTGAAGTGCATGCGTGGCGATCCTGGTGACAATGTGTTTTCGGCTTATCCTGGTGTGCGGGTGAAAGGCACCAAGAACCAAGTTGGACTCACAGAAGCCTTTGAGGATCGTGACAAGAAAGGCTATTCTTGGAACAATCTCATGTTGCAACGTTGGACCGACCATGAACAAGTTGAACACAAGGTGCTAACAGATTATGAACGCAACGTAACGCTGATTGATCTCACAGCACAGCCTCCAGAAGTGAAAGATGTTGTGGATGCTGTGATCTGTGAACAAGTCAGTGCTAAAGACACGGGCATGGTGGGCGCACACTTTCTCAAGTTCTGTGGAAAGTATGAACTTACCAAGCTGAGCGACCAAGCTGAACCAATTGGTCGTTGGCTGAATCAAACATATCAAGGAGTGTTAAAATGATCATAGCAAAACCAGTAATTGACAATCAATACTGGATTCTCAAACAAGACAATCAGAAGATTGGCAACATTGAAGCCAGTGCAGATGGATATGTGGTAAAAATACAAAATCAAATATCCAACTACAAAACCATGCCCATGGTTAGAGAGGTGATTGACATCACTTTTGAACCTTCTGAAACAGTAACACCACCACCCAATGATTCAGTTCACGGCTACGAAACTGGATGCAAAACCTACAATGGATTGTGGAATGTGCGACTAAAGTTGCCACTGTTTACCAAACAAGACAAATCTAAGTCGTGGTTTGCGGCTGGATGGTACACAGTAAAACAACATCGTGCATGGAAAGTAGTGCGTAATCCCAAATTGATTGCACTAGAGCGTTACAAGTATCAAGGACCATTTTACACAAAGGAGCAAGCAAATGAATCCATTTAAAGACCATCAAATGTTTATGTTGGCATCAGGCCAAACTACTGGAATTGAAAACGTCGATCAGTACAAACTTTACTACTCTCTTATCAAAGAAGAAGTGCAAGAGCTTGACGATTCAAGCACTAGAGAAGATGATGTAGATGCGCTTATTGACATCATGGTTGTGACAATTGGCGCTTTATGGTCAATTGGCGTAGATGTAGAAGGTGCATGGAAAGAAGTACACAACAGCAATATGGCCAAAGTAGACGCAGGCACTGGCGTGGTGTTGCGCAGAGAAGATGGAAAAATTCTCAAGCCTGAAGGATGGCAGCCTCCTAATTTGAAACAATACCTGCGATGAGTTTGCATATCAATCGGTTCATTGATTCAATCAAGGCAGCAGAAAGTCGTGGTCAAAAAGACCTAATCATGCCCATGCGTGATGCCAAGGATTTGCACGGCGATATAACCAAACTGTTGTTGGCACTAGAACAATCACGCCAACAACAGGCTGTTCAAAATGAACCAATTGAGGTGGTTTTGTCCGGCGGCGGTTTTAAATCTACATAGTTATTGGGATAAATAAACACGGAGTTTATCTATGTCAAGACCCAAGCCACAGGTGTTAATTGAAATCACCAACAAACAAACCTACAAGACCGAGCAAGTGCTGGCCTCAGAAGGCGTGTGGGCAGTTTTTTATGATAACAAACCGATCAACTTAAAAACGTCAAACATGCTTACCCAATATCCCGGGCCTAAGTATAAAAAAGTCAGTTTCTCTAATCCCGGTCATGCCAAGAATCTAGCTCGCAAACTCAACACGCAATTTCAGACCACAAAGTTTTCAGTAGTGTTATTAACTGCTGGCGATAAAATTTATCCATAATGTTTGATCATCATCCCACTAGACTGGCGTTAGAGTTATCCACGCAGTGTAATAGTGCGTGTATACAATGCAATCGATATCTTGACGATGATCCTGTGTTAGGTATAGTAGAAAATCCTGCGGTACCACAAACTACAATGACACTAAGTGACATTAAAAAATTGTTACCATCTGATTATCTTACCAAAGTCAAATATATTAAACTAACAGGATCGCATGGTGATCCTACTATGGCCCGAGATGCCATACCTATAATGAGTTGGATCAAAGAACAGAATCCCAACATCCTTTTTCAAATGGACAGTAATGGCGGTACTAGAACTGTAACGTGGTGGAGAGACGTTGCTAAGTTTTTCTCTGTAGACACATATCCTTACAACTACTTGACCTTTAGCATAGATGGATTAGAAGACACCAATCACATTTATCGACGTAGGGTAGTTTGGAAAAAAGTCATGCGCAATGCCCGAGCATTTATTGATGCTGGTGGTATAGCATGCTGGGCATTTTTGGTATTTGAACATAACAAACATCAAGTTACAGAAGCACGTAACTTGGCCAAGAAAATGGGGTTCACTTATTTTCAAGTAAAAGTAAGTTCAAGGGAAGCCATACGACCAGTACAATGGTTGACTCCACCCAAGAGTTGGAAGGTAGTCCAGCCTCGAGGCAAAGGCGACATACAGTGCCTACAACTACCTCGCGATGAAATCATGATCACTGCACAAGGATACTTTTTACCCTGTCCTTACATTGCCGAGGCTGCATATGGCCCGACTCGTCCTGATGACGCTACAAAAGAAATACATGAAGTGTTGGGAGACTTTCAACAGTATCACGGCACAAATGGCCTAGATAAAATTTTGCCACTGTATAAAAAAGTAAGTGACCGGTGGGCCACCAACCCCATGAGAGTTTGTAGCACAGAATGTGATGGTACTAACTTGCATCGACTTCAGCAATATCTTAAAATTGAAAGATTAAAAGATGTATGACAACCAGACAGCAGTATACAGAACGATTGCTGGAGTCATTACCCGAAGATGATCGCCCCACACTAGAAGAAGCCTTGCAATCTTGGTGGATGAATTTTAGAGATGGCGGTGGGTTGCGTTTGACCAACGCTGGATTTATGGCATTTGGAACTTGTGATTTAAAAACATACTCATTTGACGTGCCAACTAACTTGCCGGCTATTGCTAGGCATTTGTTGACCTTGGACAAAAAGTTGGATTGTCCTTACTACATTAAAATTGGCAAGAATCCGCAGATTATTTTGTTCGGCAGTCAGCAAGCCATGATGTTGGCCATGTACGGTGATCTAGAAAAGTGGATGACTTTTTTGAATCGGACTTAATTACATGTACTGGAACAATCCCCTAATTGAAGCACAGTGGCCTGGCGCCCAAGATCCTGTACATGACAGCATGCACAACGGCAATCATTGTTTGTTTTGGAATCCAACCGCAGAATTTCAAAACTTACCAACTAATCAACGACTCAGTGAACTGTGTAGATGGGCAATGGAATGGCTCGATCACGACGGCATAGATGGGTTTGCAGCTGATGCTCGCAATCATTACGACATTGCCAACTTGGTCAAACTGAATCTTTGGATACACGATATTCGAGCACAAGGCATTGTAAAACCTTGGTTGCTGTTGGATCAGGATGGTGTATTGGTCCCTGGCACCGGTGACAGTAGATTGAGATGTTTAGAACGCATACCAGAAATTCAAACTGTGCCTGCGTTCATAAGCACACATGTCAGCAGGGCCGATCAGTACCAGCATTTAGAACCTGTGACTACGTTGGATCAATTTGCCAGATTATGTGGGGCACGGCCCGGGCAGTTGTTTACTTTTAGGCTAACAGATCCTGCTGCACCTTTTGGCATGTATTGGTACGAATACAACAGTGACCAAACCAGATGGGTCACACCCAGTGAATCGGATTGTGTTGCAGCCTTTGTGGCCTATGCACATGCCCATCCAGGTCTCAAAATTAATCCTGAATGGTTTGATCAGTTGATTGATTGGAATCAATACCACAATATTGTAAAAAAGTAGCTGACTGAATCTGTTTCCATTGTGCAGATCGATCTGAAGATGCAGGCACATGCACACCCAACCAAGGCAAACTGTCGTTGCAGTGTCCTGCAAATCCTTGTTTGGGCAACAGCAAATCTTTAGACCATTTACGCAAAAACTTGTTTTGTAACAAAGGTTTGCCTTGCCGCAACGGCCAAGGCAAGTTGAGAGCAAACTTTATAATCTTAGGATGCATAAAAGGCGAACGCGGTTCTATGCTGTGTGCCATGGTCATGGTATCTACACCTCGTGCATCAACTGCTGTGATTTGCACAAGATAATCCATTAGTAGTGTGGCAGCACCTGCATGACCTTGTGAAGCAGACACACATTGATTCCAAAGACGTTGACTGTCAGTGTCCGATGGATCAAAACAACTGTAAGGACTTGCAGATGTTTTGGTGGTAAATTGCATGTTTTGGTATTGACTGTATCCACCAAATAGTTCATCGGCACCTATGCCAGTAAACAAAATTCGTTGTTGGCAGTGATGCGCGATGTGCCATTGCCCTACAAAACTCCAACTTTGCACAGGCATTTGTGAACTCTGGATGATGTCAATGTAGTCCTGTGCCCAGCTT